AATGCAGTTGTCCCTGCACCTAACGTTGCATCACTGTCATACAAAGCGATTTTAAAAGTGTCGCCTGTTGTTGCTGTAAAATTATGAACTCCTTTTAAAAGTTCTACTTTAAAACTTGTACAAATTGCCGATGTAATTGCCATTTTTTATCTCCTATGGGTTTGCTGAGGTTATTGGTATTCTGACTGTTCCATCTGTATAGTCATCTCTTCTTCGTCTTCCAACTTGCTCGTTAGCAAACTTCTGTACCTCTTGTTTATACTTTTGCTCGTACAATGTCAACATATCTGCTGGACCTTTCAAGAAGCCATAAGTCTCCGCCAAACAACAATATAATAGGCCATTAGGGAAGTTTAAGCTAATATAGTTGGTATCATTATTCTCTAAAAGAGCTGGCATCGCATTATAATGAACTCTAAATTTATAATTGGTATTAGGAGTAGGGGCTAAAAATATACGCCCTGAATTAGTGTCAGCCTCACCTGTAGCTCCACCAAACATAGCATAGTATTTTGGTTTACCTTGCGCTGCTGATGTGCCTGTGATGGGTTGATATTCTTGTAAGTAAGTTACGTCTTTTTTCTCCAGCCATGTATTTGATCCTGTTAGCACGGCGCTTGAATCATAGACTTGTATACCTCTTATAAATACAGCTCCAGCTGGACAGTTAATTGTTTCTTGTCCTGGAACTAAATTACCTGATTGTTGTTTTCTGTCTGCATCAATAGGTACATCTCTAAAGATTCTGTATTGTGCATTTAATATGATATTTTCTAAAACAGAATCAGACAATACATTAGAATCAACTTCTGTATAACTTCTTATTTGTGTTTTTAATCCTGATGCACTTAATCCTGCCATTATGCTGACAACGTGACTGGTCCTACTGAACAGCCATCGCCTCCTCCTTTTACACTTCCTTTTGTAGCAGTATCTGTATCAACTGTAAAATGAAAAAAATTTGCAACTGAAAAATCACTAGTGTTTCTAGCATCATTTACATATAGACCTGTTGTAATTGTGTAGCCTGCTGCTTTCGCAATATTAGATCCAGATATGCCATCAAAACTTTGTGGGTCTGTAAATTGAAAAGATCCTCCCGATGCTGTGATAGCAAGTGGAGCTCCTCTAAATCTTTTTGTATCACCATTTGTTAAACCGTGGCCTGGTGCAGTAACATTTATAATTCTAGATCCTGCTTCGTAAGTTTCAAAAGCATCTGTTGGTAATAAATATGGCACTGCATTCTCTATTCTATCTGGTCTTACATTACGTAAAGATATTGCATCACCGTTCATAGGTTTTGGTTCTAATTGTGGTTGTTTAGGTTCAAATTCAGATACGTGTACAAAAGATCCATTCCATTCTCTAACCATCTCTGTAAATGGAAACTCTAAACCAGATCTATCTGATATCGCTTTTGCGTATTTACCTGTTGCGTATTTTGCCATTATGTTCCTGGGTAATAAGCTTTAGGTGTAATATATGTACTTGAAGCTGACCCGTCCTCCGCTAATGCTCTTGCTAATTCGTCTTCATAAACTAATTTCATAGCTTGAATTAATTCTGGTTTGTACTTTTGTGCTAAATAATATGCTAATCCTGATACCATACAAGGCACAAATCTAAATGGCACATCAGATGCGTTTGTATAATCTCCTGCATCTTGTATTCTTTTTATAAAAAAGAAGTGCATATCTTTTGATGCATTTGTTGAATCTGGTGTAGGATAAATGTGTATTGTAACTTTATCTATAAATCTTTCTACCCAATATTGATTAGGTGTTCCTTTTGATAATTTATTAGAAAAAGCTGCATAAGTAGATCTATCTACTTTAGTCATAGGAGAATCAGACTGAGTTGTTTGAGTCCTATTTGCTCTTAATTGTGCTTCTAATACATCTGATATTCCAAACACACTCGCTGGGGCAGTTGTTGTGGCACTTGTCCCATCATCACTAGATCTAAAAAAATCATAGTCTGATTGACCTTCGATTAAATCTAAATTAGTAGATCCTATTTCCCAATAGTGAATACCTCTGTTTCCCCATTCTTGAAGCAGAATATTTAAAGATCTTCTTGCAGATTTTAATTGGTAACCAGCTACGTTTTGTAAACCAATACGCTCGTGAGCTTCTTCTATTATCTCATCAATAGCAAAAGTTTTGTCGAACGTAACTGTTCCCGAAGTAGTATTAGCCATTTAATCTCCTAGCCAGTGTAGCCGATAGTTAGAGATGTTGTGTTAGTCATGGTTGCATGAACACCATTT